AGATCAAGTGTGGAGGACTTCAACGCGCTGATGGTGGCCGTAGAGACGCTGGTTATGGACACCGGCATGGACTTTAAGTTGATCGTTGTGGACACGCTGGCGCGAGCGTTTGGCGGTGGAGATGAGAACTCGGCCTCAGACATGATGCAGTTTGTGGTGACCTGTGGACGCATACAGCAGATCGTGCAAGGCGCTGCGCTGATGATTCTGCATCACAGCGGCAAGGACTCAGCCAAGGGAATGCGGGGATCGTCTGCGCTCTTAGGGGCTGTGGATACCGAACTGGAGTTGATCAGGTTTGAGGATTCTATGAAGGGCATCATCAGAACCGCCAAGCAAAAGGACGGTGAAGATGGGACGCGCTACGGCTTTGAGATGGTCAAAGTCGAACTGGCAGCGCCAGCCGGATCACTGCAAATCGGTGACCCAATGACCAGCTTGGCGGTGCAAGCGTCAGATTCAGCCAAAACAGATCACACAAAGATGACTGAGAAAAAGCCACCAGCCAACAAAGATGGTGGCAAATGGCAGCCATATGAGTTGCCAGCACTATATAGGGCAATTAAGAACAAAGGATTCACTGATGTAATAGATGGCGTAAGCCTGAAGGTGGTCAATATTGATGACTGGAAAGAAGAATTGACGCTACAAGCCAGTGCCTATGACGCTACAAAGACGCAAATCAGTAACGCAATTTGGACAGCAAAGGGGAGACTTAAAACTAAAAAATTGGGTGGACATCACGGCAAAGTCGCATGGCTTAACCAAGATGTTTTGACAAAAATGGCAAGTGAGGCGGCTTACAAATTCAACAATCAGCAATCAGAAGCGATCAGAAGCGATCAGAAATCAGACGCTTCAGATGATCAGAAATCAGAATCGGAAACGAGAGTCTATAAGACTCGTAGTTTCTGATTGTTCTGACGGCTGCTTCAGTAAATTTAGACAAGGATAAAAAAGATGGCAACAAAGAAAAGCTCAAGACAGCATCCAGTGGCGGTGAGTCCAAGTCCACAGGCAGATGCGTGGACGGTTTATGTTCAATCCAAGTTGGTGGAGTTGGAGGCCGCCAAAGCGGTCAGCGACAGGAAATGGGGAGAAAATCGACTGATTACTTTAGTAGACAGTGAACTCAGAGAGAAATTCTGGATTCAGAACAGCAGATTGCACCAAGCGATTGGCGCAAAGGATCGTGCGAAGTTTGATTCCAGTTTGGCGGGAATGGTCCGAGCGTATGCAGTGCTCGATCAGTGGGCAGCCGATCAAGGCATGAGTCCAGCCAGCGACAGCATTCCGAGGATTGAGTGGGAGATGCAGTCAGGTCAGGTTATGGTGATTGTCAGAACGGTCAACGAGACTCTGGCTATGCAGCGCGAGAGACAGGAACTGGACAACAAGTGTATTTGGAGCATGGAAGAGTTGGAGGTGATCTTCAACGATCCCTTTGTGCAGCAGGTCATTGCTGTCAAAACGTTTGATCCAACAGCAAAGGTGGTCAGCTTCAAAGCAAACGAGAAATTCGGTGGACAATCAGGCTTTGATGATTTAGAAAACGATCTTCATGCATTTGAAGGCGGTCAGCCAGAAATGAAATTCAACAGCAAACAAGCGGAGAAATACAAACATGGAACAAATTAAACGATTAGCGGACTTGATCAAGTCACTGGTACTGGACATCGTCCAGCGCGTTAAAACAGCTTTAAAGCGGGTCTGAGCGTGGCAGGAAGGCCGAAATTCAGGGAAGACATGGCATTGCTTGAGGATTTGCCCGATGACATGATTGTGTCCATGTTCGAGGCTGGCAAGTCGCAGACGCAGATTTGCTATGAGCTTGGCATCGGGCGCAGGGCGCTAGAGCAATGGATCGAAGATACCGATCCCTCTATAATTGCGCGTGCGCGCGCGAAAGCCGCCGATAAACTCGCGGTGGAGACTCTGGACATTGCTGACAGCATGGCCGACAGCAACCCGCAGCGCGATGTCCAGCGCATCCGAACTAGGCAATGGCTGGCCGAAAGGTGGGATCAGAAGACTTATGGCTTACAAAAAGCCGCCTCGGTAAACATCAACATCCAAGACCTACGCATGGCGGCACTGCGCCATGTCGAGGTTGTTGATGACTTATCCACAGAAAATCGCAATGGTTGAGCACATTGGCCTGTGCATAACTGCAAAGCGCCTGCAAAACGAGCAGAAACAGGCCAGTTATCCACATTTGACTTAACATAATGGACATCGTGTTAAATGGATATTGTAAGCAATCTGTAAGAAAGCATATGAATCAATGACTTACGCTGAAAAGATATCCACAGGCAGAATCAACTGTCAAGTGGCCGCGGTGACCGGCCTGCTGGCTGGCGCGGCGCGATGCCCCCCCCTTGCGATTTGCGGCGGGGGCGGTTGATGACGCAACCGAACACCTACCGAAATGACTGACCCGACCCCCACCACCCCCACCGCGAAAAAGCGCGTCCCGAAAAAAAATTCCGAGGACTTGCTGACGAATAACCCTTTTGTCGAATTCGTCAAGCTGTACAAGAATAACCCTGTCCTGTTTGTTAAGGAAGTCCTTAACACCGAGCCTGACCCTTGGCAAGTGGAATTCTTGAATCACATCGCGTCAGGCAGCAGACGCATCAGCGTGAGATCGGGCCACGGTGTCGGCAAGTCCACGGCTAGTGCCTGGGCGATGATCTGGTATCTGCTGCTGCGCTTTCCGGTCAAGGTGGTGGTGACAGCGCCCACCAGCAGCCAGCTCTACGATGCCTTGTTTGCCGAGGTTAAGCGTTGGGTAAAGGTGCTGCCGCCAATGCTGGCCGATATGTTGGATGTGAAACAGGACCGTATTGAGGTGATTGGCGCAAACGAGGAGGCGTTTATCTCAGCGCGTACATCGCGTGCCGAGCAGCCCGAAGCCTTGCAGGGTGTCCACAGCGATCATGTGATGCTGGTGGGAGATGAGGCATCCGGTATACCTGAGAAGGTGTTCGAGGCGGCATCTGGATCAATGTCCGGCCACAACGCCGTCACGCTACTACTGGGAAACCCTGTGCGTTCCAGCGGATTCTTCTACGACACGCATAACCGATTGGCGGGAGATTGGGTGACGATGAAGGTGTCCTGCGCCGACTCGCCGAGGGTGAGCGAGGCGTACATCGAGGAGATGAAGTCGCGGTACGGTGAGGAGTCCAACGCCTACCGAATCCGCGTGCTGGGTGAGTTTCCAAAGTCTGACGAAGACACGGTGATACCGATGGAGTTGTTGGACTTGGCGATGAATCGGGATGTGGTGGCCTCGCCTTACGCGCCACTGGTCTGGGGCTTGGATGTGGCACGCTTTGGCTCTGACCGTTCGGCGCTGTGCAAACGCCGTGGGAACGCGGTGACAGAGCCGATCAAGACATGGAAGAACTTAGACCTGATGCAGTTGACCGGTGCGGTGGTGGCCGAGTACGAGGCTTTGGCGCCAAGCGACCGTCCAACCGAGATACTGGTGGACAGCATTGGTCTTGGCGCTGGCGTGGTTGACCGTCTGCGGGAGTTGAAGCTGCCGGCCAGAGGCATTAATGTCGCGGAGTCACCGGCCATGGGCGGTACTTACCGCAATCTGAAGGCTGAACTTTGGTACAAGGCCAAGGCGTGGTTGGAGCAGCGTGACTGTCGGTTGCCAAAGGATGAGCTGCTGATTGCTGAGTTGGCCACCGTGCGTTATATGTTTACGAGCAACGGAAAGATTCAGATTGAGAGCAAAGATGAGATCAAAAAGCGGGGTTTGGCCTCACCTGACAAGGCTGATGCTTTCTGTTTGACCTTTGCATCAGATGCGGTGATTGGCATGATGGGATCGAAGGCTGGCAACAACTGGGCGCAACCGTTGAAAAGAAACCTCTCAAGGGTTGCATAATTGCGTTATGCGTCAACACGCATGGGGATTGCTTAATCTGCTGAGGGGGCGGTCTAGAACGCCATTAACCTAGGGCCGCAGTCTCCAGCCGTGTTGGTGCGGAGTAACTGGGTTATAAATTTCTAAGTGGGATTTTCCTCAGAACTCCCTGCACCAACGCTTAATTCTTTAAAGGGGATTTGTATGAGCAAGTTGACGAGAGATGACAACGGTCAGATAGCGACATTTGGCAAGATGGGTACAACTCAGGTGATTACTGTTGGCGCTACCACTGGTCAGTCTACTGCTGTGGCGGCCAACTGCACCATTGTGCGTTTGGCAAATACCAATGCCGCGCCAGCCTTTTTCACTGTTGGCGCAAACCCGACAGCGACTTTGACCACCAGCGCGATGCTGCCTGTTAACGCCATTGAGTATGTTGAAGTCACTGGCGGCGACAAGATTGCATTTATTCGTGGTGCTGTTGCCACCGATGTGTCTGTGACGCAGATTTCATAAGGGGCTGAGATGTCTAAATTAACCCGCGATGACACTGGCAAGGTTTGCATATTTGGCAAGCATGGCGCGAGTCAGGTGATTACTGTCACCATAACAAGCCAGCAGTCTGCCGCCTTCGGAGCGCAGACCACCATTGTGCGTATTGCCAACGCTGGCACATCTCACTTGCACTATCAGGTTGGCTCAAATCCGACTGCATCAAATAGCACATCTACTCAGTTGCCCATCAACAAGGTTGAGTACATTGAGGTCAGTGGTGGTGACAAGATCGCCGTGATTGCGCCTGTCGCAACCATATTTTCTGTGACTGAGATCGTTTAAGGGGTACATGATGAAGATGACAAAGGCAGCAAAGAAGGTTGGCAAGGTGATGGGCGAGTACAAGGCTGGCACATTGCACTCTGGCAAAGGCGGCAAAGTGGTCAAGAGTCCCAAGCAGGCCGTGGCAATTGCGATGTCCGAAGCCAAGATGCCCATGCGCGGTGCTCGCACTGCCAAGAACATGAAGACCAAGGGGATGCGTTAATGGCTACGCTACAGCGCACCATGGATCAGGCCATGGATCAGGATGAGGGCTATGAGGGTGGCGAAGAGAGCTGCCCCATGGCAACGCAAGACATCACGCTTAATCTGAAGAATCGCGCCAAGGCGATTGACTCTGCGAACTACGGTCCTGAGAATCCCAAGCTGCCCAACAAGCAGTATTGGATGAAGATGGCTGATCAGTGGGAAGTGTCCGAGGACGAGGCCAAGCAAAGCCTGTGCGGTAACTGCGCGGCTTTCAACCAAGATGATTCCATGCTGGATTGCATCGCCAAGGGCATTGGTGACGAGGGTGACCCTTGGGCGGTGATTGATGCCGGTGACTTAGGTTACTGCGAGATATTCGACTTCAAGTGCGCGTCCAGCCGTACCTGTTCGGCATGGGTTGCCGGTGGCGAGGGTGAAGAGGATGAGGGTGAAGAGCCTGAGTCATTGTTGACAATCAAGATTGGAATGAAAAATGAAGACTAAGCCTGGCCTCTACGCCAACATCAACGCCAAACAAAAACGCATCGCCGCAGGCAGCGGTGAGAAGATGAACAAAGTGGGATCAAAGGCAGCACCGTCTGCCGCTGACTTCAAGCTGGCGGCCAAGACCGCCAAGAAGCCAAAGTCAAAGAAGTGATCTCACCCATATGCATCTCGACAGTACACGCAAAAGGTTTGCGGGTGATGCTCACAAGCATCGCCGAGTACTGTCCCGAAGTGCCTGTCTATTTGCGCGGTCCAGAGTCCATTATTGGCGGCTTTAACGCTGACCTGAAAGTCTTTGGTGCATCGCACAATTTCGGTGATGACTACAACGACATCATGGACAAAGCCTTTGCCGATGGCTTTGAGTCGGTGATTTGCGCCAATGACGATATTGTCCTGACTCCCAGCAGCTACCGGCTGCTGATGGAGGATGTGGCGCAGTTGAAAGCTGAAACTGGTGCGCCTGTGGGTTGGGTTTCTGCGCGTTGTGATGCGGCCAGACCTGTGCAAAATATTCGATCTAACCCCTTTGACCAGCAGCTGCACTACTTCAAGTACCCATACGAGGACGCAATTGTGCCGCTGGAATGCCCATCACCTATCTTTGCATGGATTGGGCGTGATGCGTGGGAGGCTGCAAAGTTTCCCCCACTAAATTGGTATTCTGATGATGTGCATTGTGAGGATTTGCGTGTCGCAGGCTTTCACCACTACCTAAGCCGGTCATATGTGCATCACATTGGCAGCCAGACTGTGGGCATGAACGGTGACGCACTGACCAAGGCCGCAATACCGTGGCTCTTAAAGAACAGACCGGAATATGCAAAGCAGTGGTTTAACTCTTAATCTCGGTTCGGGCAAGGATCGCCGAGCCGATTGCGTGAATGCTGACATTCGCGCCGATGTTGGTGCTGATTGGGTGGTGGACATTGGTGCGCCAATGCAGATCGACCGACAGTTTTCCAAGATCATCGCCAATGATGTGTTGGAGCACATATCGAACTTAGTGCAGGCCATGACCAACTGTCGGGATTTGCTGGAGATGGGTGGCGAGATGCACATTCATGTGCCGTATGACTTGAGTCATGGCGCGTGGCAAGACCCAACTCATGTGCGTGCTTTCAATGAGAAGTCATGGGTGTACTACTGCGAGTGGGCGTGGTACTTGGGTTGGAAGGGCAGTCGGTTTGAGTTGGAACATTTGCAAATGAGTCTCAGCAATTACGGTGCAAGCCTAGAATTGCCGCAAGATGAAATATTGCGACTGCCGCGTGCAGTTGATTCTATGTATGTGATTTTGAAGAAAGTGCCTTATGAAGACACCAGCGTGGCAGCGTAGTGAAGGGAAAAATCCCAAAGGCGGCTTGAATGCCAAGGGACGCGCCAGCGCAAAGGCCGAGGGCATGAACTTGAAAGCGCCTGTCAAGTCTGGCGACAATCCGCGCAGGGCATCATTCCTTGCGAGAATGGGCAATATGCCTGGTCCGATGGAAAAGAACGGCGAGCCAACCAGATTAGCGTTGTCTCTCAAGGCTTGGGGTGCTAACTCAAAAGAACAGGCTAGGGCGACCGCAAAGGCCATATCCAAAAGGAACAAGAAATGATCAACGATATGCAAGTAAGCACCGACATTGCGGCAGTCAATCCGATGGATGACACCGAGTTGCAGGGCATCGTGGCCGGTGAGTTGGAGGACGCGGTTTCATACATTGATGCCGACATCTCTCC